CTCGCGAGGAGGCTCGGCTGAGTACGGCCCGGGCCACTGGCCCTCGCGCAGCGGCTCCGTGGCGACGTCCACCATCGCGACGTGCGCGAGCACCACCACGCAGCCGACGCGTCCAGCAGGCCAGTGCTGCGCCGTCCCGCAGCGCACGCACCGCTCGCGCGGCTCGCCAGTGTCACGATGCCCGTCAGGCGTCCAGACGTGCTCGAGGTACGTCGCGCCATCGATGTCGTCGTCGTCGTCGTCGTCATCGCGCATTGGCGCGCTCCAGTTTTTTGCGCTCGCGCGTTGCCTGCATGCGGCTCCGCGCGAGCGCAAGCTTCTCTTCGGCCGAGCAGACAGGCCCGCAAAAGTCCACGCGCTTCATGCGCGCTGGCCGCTGGAACACCTGCCCGCATCGACGGCAGACGCGCGCAGGTTCATCGCGATACGGCCCCGACCACTTCGCGTCGCGCGCGAGCTGCCCGCTCTGCACGCGTGCTCGCGCGGTCGCGACCTCGTG